GTCTAAAGAAACCTGTTTGTCAACACCTTGAGGTGTCCATCCTGTAGGAACGGAGTTGATTTTCTGTGCCCATCTATCCGCAAACTGTTTCCATTTATCGGAAGCAGTATCGTAAATGTCAAACAGCGGGTCATATTCAAATCCGGCAGTCATACGTGCACGAGCCATCGTCACCATGTGTGCGTAGTACAACGGCTCATACAATGTCTCAGCGGTTACATCCTTACCTTTCTTTTTCCATTTCTCCTGCTCATTCTTAATGGTTTCAAGAATGTCTTCGCCTAGACTTTGATTCACAGCGTGAATGTTAGAAGCCATGCCGAAGTATGCTTCGTTAGCACAACGTTCTATTCGTATGTCTTCCAGGCAATTGAAGGTGAGTTTCTTATCTATCTCATTGTTATCTACCCAACTCTTAATCTTGCTTTTTGAATAGTCCTTCATGTGAGAAAGTAAGATGTGCATTGTTTCATGGTCTCTATAACCCTGAAAGATTTTCATTTGTTTGTCAGAGATATTTCCAAACGGAGGAAGAGAAGGCAACGTAATCGTTGAGCCGTCAGTGTAAGCACCATCTCCTGAGAACCGAACTTTAATACCGTTGTTTCTTCCAACGGCTTTTGATGTGTCACACGTTGCTTGAATAAATCTACTGTTGTTCATGGCCAATCCTTAGAAAACATTCTTGTAAGCCTTAGTGTTGTCAATACCAAAGGCAACCTGAGCAAGGGAGAGAATTGAATCAACTGCGTCCTTGTCTGCTGAAGCAATAACAACTGCTTGTAATGCGACACGGGTTGCCTTTGCGAAGTCGTACTTAGCAACGGCCATCAAGAAGCTAGTCTTCTTAGCAAACTGAAGCTCTCTTCTTGGAGAGAATGAAACGGGGATTGTTCCGTTAATAAATCTATCTCTCAT